TTGCATTAAACATTAGTTAATGTCCCTTCGTAATTCGTCATAACGATACTGATCCCTTGTGTTTTCTCCTTCTCCTAGGTTTTTAAGCCAATTAAGAGCTTCCATATAACGATCATTATACAATTTTAAAAGATTATCCTCTCCTTTCATAAAAGTATAGGCTTCCACCAAAGAAGCATACAACAAAGCTAATTCCGCATTAGTGCCTAACCAGGAAGTACCGTCTCCGGAAGTAGTAATAGATGTAGGGCGATAAAAATAATGTAACTCCGTATTATAGGAAGAAGTAGGAGAAGGAGCTAATAAAAATGCCTCATCATTCCAATCCGCATAATATAAGGGAACCCCAGTAGTTGAGGGATTTGGAGTGTAATCTTGTAAAAAAGTCACATGTTTGAACAGTAAAAACTCATTATTAGAACTATTGATAACACTTAAAGAAAAAGGAGCTAAAAAATCAGTGGGCTTTTGTAAAAATTTAGTGCCCGCACTCATGGATCCCTCCACATACTTTTTAAAATCCGTCAACTGACACTCTTTTAAAATACGTTCTTCTGCGTTTACAATAAAACGGCTTAGATTATTAACAAACGTGGTTTCAGAATTTTGAGTATAATCCTGGATTGCTGTTTTTAATGTTGTAAATGTAAATGCCATTATCCCTCCAATGTAACAGGACCTGCCGAAGCATCCCCACCACCCCCTTCTACATTACCTTGTGTCGCTGTTTCTCCTCCGGTAGCTGTAAAGGTATAAAAATTAGATTGAATTTCATTTATAGTAGCTGCTACTACAGTAATTGTAAAACCACTAGATGTTTCTAACATGCTTTCGGTAAACCCATCAAAAGGAAGAACATCACGAAAACGTACCGTATCTCCAGTGCTTCTACCATGTCCTGGTTGATGAACAGTAATAGTAGCCGAACCAGCATCTCCAGACGTAAAAGAATTGTATCCTAATAAAACCGCAACAGGAGGCTCTATTCTATCTGTTCTACTAATCCTTAAAGCTTGAGGATCAGATTTTACACGTTTAGGATACAATTGGGGTTGTTTTGGTTCATACTCATCGCGTCCTACTAACGAACCATTCCATTCTAGAATCATATCTTTTAAACGATAAGCCCTACCAGACCTATCAGAAATACCTAATGCCCATTTAGCAGAAGCAAATCTAGCCATCTTATAACACTCTCAAGACGGAATAAGAGGGAACTAAACGCAAAGGAGCTCGTTCGCCATCTTCTGCTGCGGCATGATCAAATTCTTCTTCGTATATAGCTTTTAGTCCTGGCACACGAGCAGGAGCTTTTTTTAAGGCTATATAGTACGACAAGCCCGCAACTAAGCAAGGCAAAAATCGAAAAGGTATATCAGCAGTGTTAGTACTAGCGTCGGCATCTTGGATACGTTTTACACGATAATAAATTAACTGATCCGTAGAGTTTTCAGGCGTAGGCCAAATATTAAGAGTCGGAGTAATTAAACGATCTATATAAAACTCTGTTGCTCTTCCTTGACTTGTTTTATCAGAAATTGCTAAATGATCTCCTCGACTTACGCGAGAAATAATAGTATCAGATCCACTCCTGCGAACCGAAGCTTCTAATATATCCACTGTCGCCTGGGCATCTTCTAAACTAGGAGTTGATGTAACTGTTGTTGTGGCACCACTTGTTCCTCCCGCTAATGCCGTATCATCAGTTGTAAAAGTCCCTACAGGAACAGTAATCGTCATACTAGTAGCACTTGGCTTTGTAATAAGATTTGCTGTTGCACCTGTTGAATTTCCGGTAAGCGTTTCTCCAATAGTAAAAGCCGCTGACGCTCCAACATTTAAAGTAATAGTGCCAACAGGATAAGAAGCAATTGAAGAAGTAGTAGATAATTGTGCTACGGTTTGGGTTAATTTTTCTACTGTCCATAAATTTAACCCTCTATTCGCCCATTCAGCAAACAGAAGGTTTAAGGAACGTCTAGAAGTACGGGCATCATACCCTGTGCGAAGTTCTAAGCCACATCTCTCGAAGGCTTCTTCTGTTATTTCAGCCATATTTAGATTAAAATCACTAGAACCAGAAGTAGCCATTCCATTATCCTTTACTCATTTTTTTAAATGTTTTTGCTAATCGTGCACGTTTCACCGTTGTAGGACTATAGTCCCCAGGATTTTTTGTCACTTTATTAGCAAAACCTTGAACGCTCATATCAGCATTTTTAGCTTGTTTGGTGAAGGCTCCTTTTTTTAAATTAGCCTTTTGTATCCAGTTGCCTCCACCTACATTATAACGTTTTTTAGAGCGAGCATCGGGGGAGTGAACTCCCCCGTGCATGTAAACGTAAGATTTACCATCAGGATTGAGTTGACTTTTATTAGCATTTCTCGCCGAAACATTAACGACAGTATTAAATCGTCCCATGATAACCTCCTATGTGTTATCTTTAGCGTATACTTTTATACATTCTAGTACAATAGTATAACCATCATTAGCCGCTTCGTTTTTTGTTCCAAAATACACGTCTCCGTTTGCTCCTCCACTACCAAAAGTAGTTGTATTAGGTAATCCACTAAAACTAGAGAAATCTAAAACATCACTATAATTTTCTGGGAGCTGTATCGCCTTAACTTGCGTGGTTGCATACCAATTAATTATAACGTTTAACCCTATAGTAGAGTACCAAATCTTATTAATGCGCACTCCTATGCAATCGTTTCCATTTACAGGGTTTTTAGATAATCCAGAAACATCTATTTTTATAACAGGTGTACCTTCACCGGTATCGACATATGTGTGAACAAAAGAAGCTACATACTTCTGAGGGCCATCCATAATGACAGTATTGGTATCAGTATCAGCCATAATCTACTCCTTTATTTTTCCTGATATAACCAAAGATTTGTACGCTGCACTTCCTTTAGGAGGAAGAGAAACTTTAGGACTCTTTGGTTTCTTTGGTTTTTTATCTTCTTCTTCTTTTTTATCTTCTTCAGCCATAACTTACTCCCTATGGTTGGTCATTATACTGAGTCATACCATCAGTAGTACGCATAGAAACGGTTAAAAGGTAATCAACAGAAGCACTATTAGCCGCCGCTTCACCAGCAACAGCTGCAAACCAGGTAGTTAATTCTGAAGTAGGAATATTAGTTGTAGTTGTAACTTTCTTTACACGATCAACATAAAATTCCACCATACCAGTACCACTTACAACAAAGCCTAAACGTCTAGCATTTGTAATAGTGCTACCAGAAACAGAGCCATCAGCCATATCTACTCCTGTATCTGTTTTAGTTTCAGTGCCTCCACTGTCACATACAGCATAAATATCCGCTGCATCATCCGCAATAAGAAATCCGATCTGGTTATTAGTTGCAAAAGGAACGGTTGTGCTTGCAGTGCCATTCTCGCATAAACCAACAAATACATCCATTTGATCCGCATCGCTACTTACGAGACGTGTTTCAAAAAAGATTTTTTTGCTAGCTTGTGCTGCCCAGATTTCATTGCCTTGAATAGCTGCGCCTGTATTATCAGATCCTGTACCCACAATTTGAAACCATCCATCAATGGTATCAGCTACGGGAGCACCAGTTCCACTGGTAACTTGTTGATATGTCCATTCTTTACCTGAAGTAAAGTCAACATATGTAAAGTCATCAAACTGTGAAACATAATCTGGATTAATCTGTATTGGAAAATTTGTAAACCAAGGGCCTGAAGCATTCTTTGTTCCACCACCACTATAGTTTACGGGTCCTGAAAAACGGGTTGTACCCATAATATACCTCCTCATAAAGGTTTTTGCCTTAGTGTCTTATGAGAGTCTGCTCGGCCAGTCGCTAAGGCTAGTTAATCCGAGAGAGTGGGGAGATAAGCTCCCCACTCAATTAGTTACTACGCTCCTGGAGAACCATACACGCAACGTGGATCTGAGTAACCGAAGCTATAACGCTCACGGGCTTTAAATCTTACATTACCTGTATCAAAATCTCCTTCCATCTTGGTAGACAAAGATAGACGTTCAAAGTGGATAAATCCACGAGGAG